AAACCTTTATGGCCAGAGTTCTGGTCTTACGATGAATTAAGTAAACTCCGTGAAGAGTTGCCGTTAAGTAAATGGCAAGCTCAGTATCAACAAGACCCAACCTCTGAAGAAGGCGCTTTAATTAAGCGTGAGTGGTGGCAGGTTTGGGAAAAAGAAAACCCACCTAGATGCGAATTTATTATACAATCATGGGATACGGCATTTACTAAATCAGAACGTGCCGACTATTCAGCATGTACAACTTGGGGAGTCTTTTACAAAGATGAGAACGAGAACGACCCACATATTATACTTCTAGACGCCTTGAAAGAGCGCATGGAGTTTCCAGAATTAAAGCAAAGAGCTTTAGAGTATTATCAAGATTGGCAACCCGATGCATTCATCGTGGAAGCCAAAGCATCAGGTGCGCCTTTAATTTTTGAACTAAGACGGATGGGAATCCCAGTTCAACAATTTACACCCACTCGTGGTAACGACAAGATATCACGGGTCAACTCGGTCAGCGATTTATTCGCATCGGGAAAGGTGTGGGCGCCAAGAAAACGTTGGGCAGAGGAAGTCATAGAAGAGCTTGCTGCATTCCCCAACTCAGACCATGACGACTTGGTGGACTCAAGCACCCAAGCGCTTATTAGGTTTAGACGTGGAGGCTTTGTAAGCTTACCCTCAGACGAACCCGATGAACCTCGTGAATTCAGAAGGAAGACTAGTTATTATTAATCATAAATACTGGCTATATGAGTCAGCCATTTCAAAGAAACAATGTGAGCTTATTTTAGAAGAATCTGATTGGCAATCCAAACAAACAGCTGAAGTTATGGATGATAATCAATCCATATCTAATCAAGATATTAGACAAACTATAGTTACATTTATGCCGCCTCATTCTGTGATAGGTTGTATTTTAAATACACACTTACTTAATATTAATGCTTTTCAGTGGAACTATGATGTGCGTGCTATACAAGATGTTCAAGTAGGACACTACAAAGAAGGTGGACACTATGACTGGCATATAGATACTACTTTCCCAGATAAAAATAATGCACAAAGAAAGCTATCTGCAGTCTTGATGCTATCTGATGAAAATGATTACGAAGGCGGTTTATTAGAAATAAAAGACATAGAACTACCCAAATTAAAGCAAGGAACCATCATTATCTTTCCATCTTATATGAAACATAGGGTGACAAAGGTAACAAAAGGAAATCGTTATACAGCGGTTGCATGGGCTGTAGGACCCGCATTTAGATAGCTAAATATGCGTAAACAAGTTAAAATATTGTATCTACTATTAAAGGATTATTATGTCAATAGATAAAGCCCTCTACGAAGCTCCACAAGGTCTAGCAGGAATAGACGCTCAACAACCAGCCATGGAAATAGAAATTGTAAATCCAGAAGCAGTTCATATTGGCATGGACGGCTTGGAAATCAATTTAGGCCCAGAAGAAAAAGACAAAGAAGATTTTTCTGATAACTTAGCTGAATACATGGATGAAGGTGAGCTAGCTGAATTAGCTGGTGACTTAGTAGGCGACTTTGATTCAGACGTAGACTCTAGACGTGATTGGATTCAAACTTATGTAGATGGTTTAGATTTATTAGGTTTAAAGATTGACGAAAGATCAGAGCCATGGGATGGCGCATGTGGCGTTTATCATCCTATTCTAGCTGAAGCAGTTACCAAATTCCAATCAGAAACAATCATGGACACTTTCCCAGCATCTGGCCCAGTTAAAGGCGAGATCATTGGCAAAGAAACGCAAGATAAAAAAGATGCCATGACACGTGTAGTAGATGACATGAACTTTGAATTAACAGACAATATGCCTGAGTATCGTCCAGAGCATGAGCGTATGTTATGGGGCGTAGCATTATCTGGTAACGGATTTAAAAAAGTTTATGTAGATGCAACATTAGATCGTCAAGTATCTATGTATGTACCAGCAGAAGATTTAGTCATGCCATATGGCGCATCAAGTCTTGAAGCTGCTGAGCGTGTAACACATGTGATGCGCAAAACAGAAAATGAATTAAAGAGATTGCAATTAGCAGGATTTTATCGTGATATAGAATTAGGTGATCCACAATCATCATTAGATGAAGTAGAGAAAAAGATTGCTGAGAAGTTAGGCTTCCGTGCAACGACTGACGATAGATATAAAATTTTAGAAATGCATGTTGACTTGGATCTTCCAGGTTTTGAACATGTAGATAAAAAAGGTAAGCCTACTGGATTAGCTTTACCTTATGTTGTAACCATTGAAAAACATACAAGTACTATTTTAGCTATTAGACGTAACTGGGATCCAGAAGATGATACACATCAAAAACGTCAGCACTTTGTACATTACACATACATACCAGGTTTTGGTATTTATGCGTTTGGTCTTATCCACTTGATAGGCGGTTTTGCTAAATCTGGAACATCCATACTTAGACAATTAGTAGACGCTGGATCACTAGCAAACCTTCCTGGTGGATTTAAAACAAGAGGCCTTAGAGTTAAGGGTGATGATACTCCTATTGCTCCAGGCGAATTTAGAGATGTAGACGTTCCATCTGGCACGATGAAAGATAACATCATGCCGTTACCTTACAAAGAGCCATCACAAACGCTTATCCAATTACTTAATCAGATCATTGATGAAGGTAGACGTTTTGCTGCAGCTGGAGACTTAAAAGTTTCTGATATGTCAGCAAATAGCCCTGTAGGAACTACATTAGCTATTCTAGAACGTACACTTAAAGTGATGTCAGCTATTCAAGCTCGTATTCACTTTGCAATGAAAAAGGAATTTAAACTTCTTAAATTAATTATTGCTGATTACGCTCCAGAAGATTACTCATACGAACCTACTACTGGAAATCGTAAAGCTCGTAAAGCTGATTACTCAATGATTAACATCATTCCAGTATCAGATCCAAATGCTGCTACGATGTCGCAAAAGGTGGTTCAATACCAAGCAGTATTACAGCTTTCACAAACAGCTCCACAGCTATACAACTTACCTTATTTACATCGTCAAATGTTAGATGCATTAGGCATTAAAAATTCTGACAAGTTAGTTTCACTTCCAGAAGATATGAAACCTGTTAATGCAGTTTCAGAAAACGTAGCTGTATTGGCTGGAAAACCTGTTAAAGCATTTATGTATCAAGACCATCAAGCACATATTCAAATACATATGGCCATGATGAATGATCCAAAAATAAAACAATTAATTGGTCAAAATCCACAAGCACCTGTAATTGCAGCAGCATTACAAGCACATATTACTGAACATGTTGGCATGGAATATCAAAGACAACTTGAACAAATGGCTGGTATGCAAATTCCTAAATTTGATGATGAAGAGCAAAAGATTACACCAGAAATGGAAATGGCAATTACTCAAGCGGCTGTACCATTCTCTCAACAGCTTCTCAATCAAAACCAAACTGAGGTTGCAGCAAAACAAGCACAACAAGCAGCGCAAGATCCAATCATTCAAATGCAAATGCAAGAGCTTCAATTGAAGTCTAAAGAAGTTGAATTAAAAATGCAAAAAATGCAAATTGATGCCGCTACTAAAGCTGATCAACTTGAAATTGAAAAATCAAGGATAGCTGCTCAAAAAGAAATTGCTGGCATGCAAGTAGGCGCTAAGATCCAATCTGAAAAAGCTCATATTGCTTCTAAAGAAAAATTAGAAGGCATTAAGATTGGTAATGATATTGGCAAAGCAAAAGCTCAATTAGATGTAGATTATAGAAAACATAGTAATCAAATGAACCAACAAGAAAGACAAAGACAATCACAAAACAAACCTTCAAATAAGGAAACTAAATGAGTGAATTAGATGCTGTAGTAAATGAAATTAATTCTCAGGTAGCAAACCTACAAGAACATTTAGGTACAGGCGCAGCCAAAGACTATGCTGAATACCAAAATATGTGCGGAAAGATATCAGGTCTACTATCCGTATATCGTTATATTAAAGACCTAAAACAACACATGGAGAACTCGGATGAGTGAAATACTAATCGGATCAAACCCCGATGATGTAAATGCAACAACAACACTTCCCCAAACGGAAGAAGACAAAGCAAAGCAGCTTCCAGAACCAAAAGGCTACCGCATATTATGTGCATTGCCAGAAGCTGAAGAAAAGTTTGACAGTGGTATCGTCAAATCTAGTGAAACAATGCGTAATGAAGAAATATTATCTACAGTATTTTTCGTAGTTAAACTTGGTCCCGATTGTTATAAAGATGAAAAACGTTTCCCGACTGGCCCTTGGTGCAAAGAGGGTGACTTTATCTTAGCTAGACCAAACTCTGGCACACGACTTAAGATTCATGGTCGTGAATTTAGAATAATCAATGATGATTCCGTAGAGGCGATAGTTGAAGATCCTCGTGGCATCAGCAGAGCTTAAGGAGAAAAATCATGGCAGAAGAATTCCAATTTCCTGATGAAATAGAGGAAAAAAAGGTTGATGCTAATGCAGATGCTGGATTTGAAATTGAGGTGATTGATGATCGCCCAGAAGAAGACCAGAAAAATGCAACACCATTACCTAAAGAAATCGTAGAAGACATTGAAAATGACGATTTGGAAGAGTATTCCAAGGAAGCTAAACAACGTTTACTACAAATGAAGAAGCTTATTAATGATGAACGTAGAGAAAAAGAACAAGCTTTACGTGAACAACAAGAAGCAATCCGTGTAGCACAAACAATTATTGAAGAAAACAAGAAACTAAAGGGTAGTTTAACCTCTGGCGAGAAGGTTTTACTTGATAATGTTAAAGTTTCAGCTGCACGAGACCTTGAAGTGGCTAAAAAAGCCTATAAAGATGCATATGATTCAGGAGATTCTGAATTATTGGTAGATGCTCAGGAGAAATTAACTGAAGCTAAGCTCAAAATGAACCAATTTGAGAATTATAAGTACCAATATGACGAAGAATCTTTCAAAAATCAAGAAAATGCTGTACAATCACAGTTACAACAGTCACAACCTGCTCGTTTGGATTCAAAAACCCAAGCATGGCTAGACAAAAATAGCTGGTATGGTACAGATGACGACATGAGTTTCCTTGCAATGGGTATTCATAGACGATTAGAACGTGATGGCGTGCCAATTGGCTCCGATCACTACTGGCAATCTATAGATACCGAGATGCATAAACGATTTCCAGAGAAATTTGCTGGTGAATCCCCTTCTGAAACCAAAGATTCAGTAAGACAGAAATCCTCAACGGTCGTAGCGCCTGCTACTCGTTCTACATCCCCAAAAAAGATTAGATTGACGCAGACACAATTAGCTTTGGCTAAGAAATTTAAACTTTCTCCAGAGCAATATGCTATGGAATTAACTAAATTGGAGTCACAAAATGGCTGAAAATAGAATTCCCCGTGAAGTAGATAACCGTCAACAGGCAGAGCGCCCTAAACAGTGGAATGCGCCTGAATTATTACCAGAACCAGACAAAGAACCTGGTTTTGCATATAGATGGATTAGAGTTTCAATGCTGAACTCAGCAGACCCACGCAATCTTAGTTCTAAACTTAGAGAAGGCTGGGAACCTGTAAGAGCAGAAGAGCAACCTAAATTTAAACTGTTAGTTGATCCCGATAGTCGTTTTAAAGACAATATTGAGATTGGCGGATTATTACTCTGCAAGACTCCCAAAGAGCTTGTTGAGCAAAGAACAGAGTACTATGAGAAGCAAACGCAATCTCAAACAGACGCTGTTGATAATAATCTTATGCGTCAAAACGATCCTAGAATGCCTCTCTTTAATGAGAAAAAATCTAGCACTAGTTTTGGCAAAGGTTAATTTTTTTAATTTAAGGAGATTTTTATGGCTTATCCAACTATTGATAAACCGTATGGCTTTAAGCCCGTAAATCTTATTGGCGGTCAAGTTTATGCTGGATCAACACGTGATTATGCGATTCAGTATAACTATGCAACCACTATTTATTACGGTGACTTTGTAACAATTACTAATGGTACAGTTACTCGTGCTGCTGTTACAAACAGTACATCTGGAAAACAATTTATTGGCGTTTTCTTAGGATGTTATTACACAAACCCAACAACTAAACAAAGATTGTTTAGTCAATATTACCCAGCTAATACAGCTGCTGGTGATATTACAGCTATCGTTGCGGATGATCCAGATATCGTTATTAAAGCTGCTATGGTAAATTCAAGCGGCTCTACAACTATCGCTTCAGCTTCACAAGCTATTGTTGGTTTAAACGTAGCAGGCTCTAACTTAGCAGGAAGTGTCAATACTGGCAATTCTTTCAACGGTTTGGTAGCTCCTACAGCAACACCATCAACAGCCTTACCATTCCGTATTTTAAGTTTAGTTCCTGATACAGCTAGTGAAGTTACAGCTACTGGCTCATCATCATCTACAACTATTACGCTAACTGGTACTGGCCTACCTTCAGCTATCCCACAAGGTGCTGACGTAGGTTATCTTGACGGATCTGGTCAGTTAATTCAAACTGGTGCATTTGTAGCAAATTCAGGCGGTTATGCTGCTGGTACAACATCCATTGCAATTGATAAAGCTATTGCGGTTCCTGGTTCTATTACAGCGATCCCATCAAGCTCAACGATTGTGTTTACATCATACCCAGAAGTACTTGTGAAGATTAATTTTGGTATTCACAATTACTATGCTGCGTAACCTAAGGAGAAAATAACATGGCTATTTCACGTGCGCAGCTCCTAAAAGAGCTATTACCAGGACTTAATGCATTATTCGGTTTAGAATATGCTCGTTATGGTGAAGAACATAAAGAAATTTATGAGACAGAAACTTCAGAACGTAGTTTTGAAGAAGAAACAAAACTTTCAGGCTTTTCAGCAGCTCCTGTTAAAAACGAAGGCTCTGCCATCGCTTATGACAATGCTCAAGAAGCTTGGACTGCACGATACAATCATGAAACTATCGCTCTTGGCTTCAGCTTAACTGAAGAAGCTATTGAAGATAACTTATATGATTCGTTATCTGCTCGCTACACAAAGGCTTTAGCAAGAGCTATGGCTTACACAAAACAAGTAAAAGCAGCTGCTGTTATTAATAACGGCTTTAATGCTGGATATGCTGGTGGAGATGGTGTTTCATTATTCTCTACAGCACATACACTTGTTTCAGGTGGCGTAAACAGCAACACTCCATCAACAGCAGCTGACTTGAATGAAACTTCATTGGAAAATGCAGTTATTCAAATCGCAGCTTGGACTGATGAGCGTGGTCTATTAATCGCTGCTAAACCACGTAAACTTATCGTTCCACCAGCATTGCAATTCGTTGCAACTCGCTTGTTAGAAACTGAGTTACGTGTTGGTACTACTGACAATGATATCAATGCTATTAAGAACAACGGTGCTATTCCAGAAGGTTATACAATTAACCACTTCTTGACAGACGCTAACGGTTGGTATTTAACAACTGATGTTCCTAATGGTATGAAACACTTTGTTCGTACTCCATTAAGCAATTCAATGGATGGTGACTTTGACACAGGTAATGTTCGCTATAAATCACGTGAACGTTATTCATTTGGTTGGTCAGATCCGTTAGGTATGTACGGTTCACCAGGTGCTTAATTGAGCATTTGTTGATTGAAAAGGCTCTCTTCGGAGGGCCTTTTTTATTGTGTTTAAAGTATAAAAGACTAGCGCTTACATAGTGAAATGTAGTAAAATATACATATCCAGGCACATCCTGGTTTATTAGACTGTCCTGGCAGACGCATAAAAGACTAATAAGCCTAACTTTTTATGAAGGAAAATAATTATGTCAAGAAGCACATTCTCAGGTCCAGTCAAAGCAGGTACCAATAGATACA